CCTAAAAATAAGATTAGTCAGTTAGCCACTACTAAACTTTTAGATAACAATGGAATACAATTTTTGAAAGTAAAAGAAAATTCTAAATATACTATATCTAATTCTATCCACACTTCTAACACTAAGGAAATTAAATTACCATATCCCGCTAGAAGTAATTATGTAAGCATAGGCCCAAGTTTTCAAATAATTTTAATAAACATGCATGAAACTGATTCAGATGATTGGACACCAAACAAAGATTATGGATTAAATAATGTTTTGAACGCTGATAGTATTATTAGAATAAAGGATACTTATTATAGAATTGGAACAATAGGGGCAACTGCTAACCATGAACAAGTTATTGCAGTAACCCATAAAAAAGATATAAAAGATAAAAAATGGACTACTCTTGCAAGTCAATCTCATTTAGATATATTTACTAGTGAGGATGTATATTTAATGCCCTTTAATGGAGGGCTTAATACTAAATGTCCCATAGATACAGAAGCAGTTTATGAAACTATAAGCGGGACTAAAACATTGCAACGGCTTACAATGAATGAAAATACAATATCTACAAAAGAAAATTCACTATACAAAAAGAAATTAACTTTATTAAATCCAGAATTTTATGGTATGGATATTGATATAAATTATGGTGATAAAATACATGAACATATAAAGTTATTAACAACTAAACAGTTATACCAACTTACACCAATACATTATATGTATTATTATAAAGGTGCATATTGTATAGAAAAGGATGTATTTAAAGGACTAATTGAAGATATAGAATCTAAAAACCAAGATGGTTTAATTACATATACGATAACAGGAAGAGATGATACTGCTGCATTATTGAATGGAACTACTAATAAGAATTTAAACAGGTCTAATGATATTATTTATTCAACTATTGCTCCTGTTTTTGATACGCCAACAACAACAGTTACTAGAAATAGTATTACTAGTGCTGGAGTATTAACTCTTACAGGTACTGTAGCAGTTGAAAAATATGATTTATTTTTAAATAGTAATGGTGAACTTATAGGAGAGGCAGTATCTGATGCTGCTAATGGCTCAAATACAGAAGTAACTTTAGGAGGTTTTGATTTTACTAAAGGGCAGGCAGGAACAAATACATTATATCATGTTAAGACATTTGGCGGTTTAGAAAACTATCTAACAGGAACAAAGGCCATATCTGCTAATATTAAACAAACCAAACATCCTACTGATTTTAGTAGTGTCGGGTCAAGTGGTTTAATATTCAATGATGGAGAAAAAATAGAATATTCTTCATCCTTTAGTTTTAGTAATTTGTTAAATACATCCGCAACAGGTTCTTATGATATAGACAATACAATAGGATATGATATATCTAAAGTTAAATCAATAGAAGAAAATTTAGATTCTGCTTTTGCATTAAAACCTTCTAAAGAGAATAAAGCATCTATAGAATATAACAAAATACATACTGTGTCTTCTATGTATTTTAATGTTTTATCAGTTAACACATCAAGAGATGAAAACACATCAATAAGATTAGCCCCTTCTTTTCCTGTAGTTTTGGGTAGTATAGATACAAATACATCTGATTCTGATGGTTATGGGTCTGATATGAGATATTTATATATGGTAAATTCAAATATACCTTCTGGGGGTTTCATACATTCATTACAAAATAACCCTACTACATTTTATACTCCAGAAAATACGTTTAGATATTGGGGTCTTCAAAGATTTCAAGAAGGTACAATAAAAGAAACACATGATACTGTTTATGATAATTCTAGTAAAACCCAAAGAATAACTGCAGCATCTCCAATGTATAAAGTAAATGCGTTAGGAGAAAAACAAACCCCTGTTAGTGGAGATTTAACTCCTAATCTAAAACCTTTGTCTGGTTCAAATGTTTGGGCTGGAACAGATTTAGGATTGACAGGTAATAGATTAGCACCTACTCAATATTTTGCTAGTAATATACCAATAAATAATCATTGGAATCAATTAGAAAATATAGATTACAGATGTAAAAACTATCAATTATTAGCAACAGGAGATATTTATCCAGACTCTAAATTAAGATGGAACAACTTACAATTTAACACAAAGGATTTTGATAACTATGGTATTATGTTAATAAATGAAGGTTCTGGAGGTTCTTCTGTAAGTCATCAAAATTTTACAGGGACTAATACACAAATAGATTATAGAGATTCAGATTATGAAAGAATAGAAATAACATCATCAAATAAAACAACAAATCAATTAAAAAGATTTGGGGTAATGAGATTAGTTGAAGCAACATTTGATTGGCATATGAATCCTATTGATTATGAAAGTTCTGCAGGACATGATGATTATGATAAGATTGAAGCATTTGAATATCCTAGAATGAAATTAATTGATGGTACTAATTCGATTACTGTAAATGCTAGTGTTAGCGGTAATGCTACATTAGCAAACGCAGTAACTTTTGCTATTGGTGATATAGTATTTAGAGAAGACGGAACTATATTTGCTGTTATTTCTTCATCAACAGGAACATCAAGCACTACTACAATACATGCTGATGATAAAAAATCACAAGATTCGACTAATTTATTTACTGGTAATGCTACTATAATGAGACAAGAATTATTTAGATTATATGCTGACCCTGATTTTGGAATAAATACTTTTTATGATGTTTATAACCCGTTAGGAACTCAAAATGATTTTAGAATGCTAAATACTTATATTGTTTCTCCTGGTGTTTCTAGGGATTATTTTAGTTTTTCTATATTATCAAGCAATAGCGATGATTTCGATGCACAAAATGTTTTTATCCCTATTATTTCTAAATTAAATGGTAGCACTAATTTCGGTAGTTATTATTCTTTATTTCATCAAGCAAAACATTGGGATTCAGGAACTTCTAATCCTATTTGGTATCATCCATCCAAGATTATTAATGCTTTAGCATATCCTACAACAACAGATGATACACCCCAAACAAGTTTAGTCGAAGATGGCTTACAATATAAAATAAGTAATCAAGTTGATTTATATGGAGAAAGCACTATTCTTTTCAAGAACATGAAAAGGTCTGTTAAACATAAAACAACTACCGATGCACAAAATGTTTCGGGTAAAAAAGAACAACCTTTTGATTTACCAACATCTGCTATTTTATCTCCTGGAACTAAAGGAACATATACAGCATGGGTTGATTATGCAGATTCAGTTAATAATACTCTTTTAGACCAAAGAGCAACTAATGTTACAATGCAGAATCATGGTAGTGCAACTACTAGGTATGCTATATGTGGGATGAAAACAGAAAAACATATATTTTCAGAAGATGGAGAAAGACAATGGGATAGATTTGGTACTCATAATGGAAATGAACCAGACGTTACAGTAAATAATGATGATTCTGGAGTATTACTTCAAGCACAAGCATTTATCAAACCAAGATTAGTATTATCTGCATCAACAAATTATGGTAAAAATATTACTAGTTCTAATGGTATTACTTTAGATAACAATAGTAAAAATAATTGGTTAGATTTTGTTCCTAATTTAAAAAATTACTATATTGTTTCTGATAAAGTAACTAGTCAAGAAGGAGATACAAAATATTTACCAGGAGGAACAACAGATACAATAGCATCAGGTTCACCTACATATATAGGAAAGATTGTTTCACATACTACAGATACAAATGGTAATTATACTAGACATAATATAACATTAGATAAAGACTTGAATACAGGCAATACAGGAACAACATTTAGATTAATGAGAATTTCAGAGACAACTTTTGAAGATACTCCTGATAGAATTAGTATTAATATGATGAATGATAATGGATTAAAATATGATGCATTAAAAAGAAATTTTATAACAGATGAAAAAGAAGGTTCAGGAGCAGAAGAATCATCAGAGTATTTAGGATATCAAGAAGGTCTTTATTCTATGTATTTAATATTAGATATAGATGCTTTTAATACATATATAGATAGAAGAACATTAACAGATGCTAAGAATTTGTTTACTGAAGATAGTCAATCAATTGATTGTTTTATCACAGATGGTAAAAATAAAGTAGAAAAGAGTATTATTGTTTCTAAAAACCCAAACAGTTTGATATTATCATATGATGGTAAATTAACAGGATATGGTGTAGTATCCTTTGGTGAAATATTTAATATAGAATCAAGTGGAA